ATTAGGCTTAGTTATCTTGAAGACAGAGTGAATGATCTTGAAAAAGATGGCACAATTAAGTAACGCTTAAACCAAAACTAGGAGGAGTTATGAGCGAACAACAGGAGCAGCAACCCATCATTCTAACCATTGACGATCAGGAGTATGACGTTAATGAGCTTGGCAACGATTCCAAGATCCACTACGTCGAGGTGGTTAACTTGCGTAAACAGATTACTGATTTGCAGAATCAAATTGCGGCAGCACAACAGCAGAGCGTTAACTTACAAGTTGCACTAGGATTCCGCGAGAATGCGTTACGCGAATCAATCCAAGTGGTTGAAGAAGTAGAACCGGAAACGGATGCAGGATAATGGCCGAGACTCATGCAAGCAAAGCGTTAAAGAAAATCGAGATTCATGAAGCTGAATGCGCTTTGCGTTATGCCGCTATCAAAGAACGGTTAGACTCCGGGTCAGAACGTTTCGATAAGTTAGAGCGTATGATCTGGGGTATCTACCCCGTCATGATTACTTCGTTAATAGCTATTGTTGGTTTGGTACTAACACAATGAAATTTGAAGCTATTAAAGGGTTAATTGGTGCGGTAGCACCTACCCTTGGTCAAGCCCTTGGTGGGCCTCTAGGGGGCGCTGCGGCACAAACCATCGCCAGTGTGCTGGGTTGCAAGCCTGACGAGAGAAGCATTGCTAATGCAGTACAATCGGCTACCCCAGAACAGTTAGCTGAGATTAAAAAGGCTGAACTAGATTTTCAGGTTCAGATGAAGAAGTTAGATGTAGATGTATTTGCACTGGAAGCAGAAGATGTACAACACGCTAGGGCAGCGTTTAAAGGTGATTGGACGCCAAAGTTTATTGCGGTTGCGTGCGTCATTTTCTTTGGTGGGTACATTGCACTGGTTACGATTCAAGATCCTTCTGCGAATGACGATGGGATTGTTAATCTTGTTCTTGGGTATTTGGGCGGTATCGTCTCATCTATTATCAGTTTCTACTATGGCGCATCACATAAGCACGAATAATGAATAGATTAGTAAACATGTTAAAGCGACACGAAGGCGTTAGAGATAAGGTCTATATGTGCTCTGCGGGTTACGAAACTATTGGTGTTGGTAGGAACATATCAGAATCTGGCCTTGGTCTTTCTGAAGACGAAATAGATTATTTGTTGAATAACGACATAAAACGTTGTCGTGAAGAGTTGACGATTGAATATGAGTGGTTCTCAAAGCTAGATAGTGTGCGTCAAGAAGCCTTAATAGACCTGTCATTTAATATTGGTCAGACCAAGTTACGCAAGTTTGTTAAAGCCTTGGGGCACATGGCTGATGGTAACTACGAAGAGGCTGGACAAGAGTTCTATCGTAGCCGCTGGGCAGAGCAAGTAGGTGACCGATCATTAGAAATTTGCCAGATGATTAGCTCTGGGGAATATCAGGTACGATAAAATGCCTTTACAAAAATTTTTATTTAACCCAGGTATAAACAAGCAAGGAACAAGCTATACCGCAGAGGGTGGTTGGTTTGATGGCAACCTTGTTCGTTTTAGAAAAGGGTTTGCAGAAAAGATAGGCGGTTGGGAAAAATACATATCTTCTTCTTATGAAGGAACGGGTAGAAAACTACATGCTTGGGTTGACCTAGACGGTACAAAACTCCTTGGGTTAGGAACTCGATACAAGCTGTACATCCAGGAAGGTTCTTCATATAACGATGTAACGCCCATAAGACGCACCAGTGCAGCCGGTGCGGCTACTTTTGCAGCAACTGATGGATCTTCTACGATTACTGTCACAGACTCTGGTAATGGGTCTAACGTAGGTGATTTTGTTACATATACCGATGCAGTCTCTTTAGGTGGAAACATTACTGCAACAGTGTTAAATCAAGAATATCAAATACAATCCGTACCGACTTCTAACACTTACACGATTATTGCAAAAGATACAAATGGCGATACGGTTACAGCCAACTCTAGCGATACCGGCAACGGAGGCGCCTCAACTGTAGCCGCCTATCAAATAACAAGCGGCCTTGATGTATTTGTAGACGGGACTGGCTGGGGTGTTGGCGGATGGGGGTCCGGCACCTGGGGGTCAACAAGCTCTCTTAATGATGCTAATCAGCTTAGACTTTGGTCTATGGACAACTTCGGTGAAGATTTATTATCAAATCCTCGAGCCGGTGGTGTTTATTATTGGGATAAATCAGACGGTCTTAACACTAGGGCGGTGGCTTTAAGTTCTTTAATTGGATCAAATTTAGCCCCAACTAAAGGACTACAAGTAATAGTATCTGACATTGACCGGCATGCAATTGTACTGGGTGCAGATCCTATTGAGAATGGCGTTAGATCTGGCTTAATAGATCCGTTGCTTGTTGCTTTTTCAGATCAAGAAAACATATTTGATTGGGAGCCAACGTCTACTAATACTGCTGGCTCTCTTCGATGCTCGGCTGGATCAGAGATTATTGGTGCAATAAGGGCTCGACAAGAAACGTTGATATGGACCGATGTTGCGCTATATAGCCTTCAGTTTATAGGGCCACCTTTAACCTTTGGCCTGAATCTAGTTAACGAAGGTGTCAGCTTGATTGGTCCTAACGCTATTGTTAATTCACCATCCGGCATATTCTGGATGGATAGAAAAGGTTTTTACACTTATAACGGATCTGTCTCACCTGTCCCATGCACAGTTCATTCCTACGTCTTTGATGACTTTGAGGAAGGTCAAGCGTTCCAAGTGTTTGGCATACTCAATAAGCAGTTTGACGAAGTTGGTTGGTTTTATTGTAGTTCTGGTCAAACAGTCATTAATCGTTATGTATTCTTTAACTATGTTGAAAACACATGGTCAATTGGCCAGCTTTCTAGAACTGCTTGGCTTGACGAGGGTATATTCTCTCAACCTATTGCTGCCGGTAAGTATAGTGACACACCTTATCTGTACAGCCATGAGGTCGGATATAACAACGATGGTCAGCCAATGGATAACGTATATGTGCAAAGCGCAGACTTTGACATAGGGGACGGCGAAGAGTTTCAGTTTATAAAACGCTTTATTCCTGACGTTAAGTTTCAGGGATCTGGGTCTGATCAAACAATAAACGTTCAGATTAAAACCAGAAACTATCCAGGAAATAGCTTTACCACAGATCAAACAACTTCTTTTACAAGCACAACAAGCAAAATAGATATGCGTGCAAGAGCGCGACAAGCTTCTATTCGTTTTGAATCTGATGACGATGGTACGAGTTCGGAAAGAATAGATGTAGGGTTTAGGATTGGAGGCACACGGCTAGATATACAACCTAATGGGCGCAGATAATGGCAAAGATATTAAACACGGCTTTGCCAATTTCGGGTCCGCAAGGTGTGACGCCTGATATATTTAACAAAACAATTAGGCTTTTAGAACTAAACCTAAATGCTTTTGATCCTAGTTCAACGCCACAATTTACCAACGAAAGGTTATCTCAGCTTCAGTTTAAAGCTGGAGATATCATCTGGAATCTCAGCATAGAGGCGCTTCAAGTCTATACTGGCAATGAGTTTGTAAATATATCGACACCATCGACTGCTGGCTTGCAAGGATCAACAGGCGTTGGATCGGTACAAGTTATAACCAATGGTTCTATAACTGTTGAGATTGATTAATGAATAGTATAAAGACAAAAAGAACGAAGCCGACAGTAAGATATGTCAAGCCAAGAGGCTTCTCTAACATGTTGCCTAACAAAAGACCAGTGACTAAGATAAACTAATGACAGGCACAGCAACTAAAAGAGACCCAAAAAAGTGGGCAGCAGCTAAGTCTAGAGCTAAGGCTAAGATGGGTGGTAAACACTCTGCTCGGGCGATGCAACTTGCTGTAAAATATTACAAAGATTCGGGCGGTACTTACTCGGGTCCAAAGAAAAATTCGACTAATAAGCTCTCTCAATGGAGTAAGCAAGACTGGGGAACCAAGTCTGGCAAGCCGTCAACACAGGGGCCTGATGCTACAGGTGAGCGATACTTGCCAAAGAAGGCAAGACAAGCACTATCAAGCCAAGAGTATGCGGCAACAACAAGAGCAAAAAGAAAAGATACAATAGCCGGTAAACAGTTTTCATCGCAGCCTAAGAAAATTGCTGATAAGACCAAGCAGTACAGGACAGCAAAAGATGGTGGATTTTTTACCAAAAGAAACCATCGGGGTTGCGGGTCTGTGATGCCCGATAGAAGAAAGAAGACAAGGTACTCTTGATGTTTAAGCGTCATGTACAAAACTTTAGAGTAGGCGGTGCTGCTAAGAAAAATCGAGGCAGACCTATTAGACGAACTACTTCTGGTAGTAATCCTAATTACCGTAAAACTAAAGATGGCGCTGGCATGACAGAGGCTGGGGTTAGGGCGCACAGACGCGCTAATCCTGGTAGCAGATTGCAGACCGCTGTTACTGAGAGTAAGCCTACAGGCAAGAGAGCGGCTAGAAGAAAGTCATACTGCGCTCGATCTGCCCCC